AACTGCTAGTTCTAGTTCTACATTGTCTTTTGTTGATGGATCATCAGATGTTGTTCTAGACAATACCTATCCTATTTACATGTTTAAGTTTATTAATATTCATTCATCAAATGACGGAGTAGCTTTTCAGTTTAATTTAAGTGTAGATACTGGTAGTAATTACAATGTAGCTAAGACAAGCACATTTATTGAAGCGTATAATTTTGAAAATGCTGCTGCTGCTGATATAGGTTATGGTTCATCTCATGATTTAGCACAAGGAACTGGTTCTCAAAGACTAACAAGTAATCAAGGGAATGCTGCTGATGAAAGTGGATCTGGAACTTTGTTTTTATTTAATCCATCAAGCACTACGTTTGTGAAACATTTTCTTTCTAATTTAAGTACTTCTTATTTTAATAATTATTTAAGTAATGATTTAGCTGCTGGATATGGAAATACCACATCAGCTATTGACGCAGTTAAATTTGAGTTTAGTGCTGGAACAATAGAAAGTGGCACAATCAAACTCTATGGAATTAAGGATTCATAATGTCAATTATAAAACTAAATAATAGGGGAGTTAGATCAGTAACTGCATTTGGTAGTCTTACCAGTGGTTCTATGACTTTTATTAAAAAGTTAACAGCTTCTAGTTCTTCTACTTTATCTTTTGTTGATGGATCAAGTGATGTTGTTTTAGATAATACTTATAAGGAATATTTATTTACTTTTAAAAATATGCATCCAGCAACAGATAATGCTAAATTTCAAGTTAATTTTAGCATTGATTCTGGTTCTAATTATAATGTAACTAAAACTACTACATTTTTTAGAGGAGTGCACTATGAGGATGGCAGTGGTGGTGGTTTATCTTATTCAACAGGACAAGATTTGGCACAATCAACTGATTTTGCAAACATAGTAGATGGTGTTGGTTCAGATGCAGATCAAAATGTTAGTGGTTATTTACATTTATTTAATCCATCTAACACAACTTTTGTAAAACATTTTATTTCTAGTGCTAATACTTGCACTGATGATAATGCTACAAAAAATGTATATGGTGCTGGATATGCAAATACTACAAGTGCAATAGATGCTGTGCAATTTAAAATGTCATCAGGCAACATAGATGCTGGAGATATTTGCCTTTACGGAATTAATTAATCATGATAAATAAAAACAAAGGAGAAAACTATGCCAAGATATCATAATATAAATGGTGAAAGAGTACAGTTCACAGCAGCTGAAGAAGCCGCTAGAGATGCTGAAGAAAAAGCATGGGCAGATGGTGCCCTAGGAAGAGCACAAGCTGGTCTTAGATCTAGAAGAAATCAACTGTTAGCTGAAACTGACTTCTATGCTTTATCTGATGTTACTATGTCGGATGACATGAAAACATACAGACAGGAGTTAAGAGATCTGCCTGCAGGTAAAGACACTGTTGAAAAATGTAATAATGTTACATGGCCTACTAAACCATAGGTAATTTATTATGTTGCAAAAAGTAAAGTTTGCACCAGGATTTAACAAACAAGTTACATCTACAGGTGGTGAAAGCCAATGGGTTGATGGTGACAACGTTCGTTTTAGATACGGCACACCTGAAAAAATTGGTGGTTGGTCACAATTAGGTTCTGTTCAAATTACAGGCAGAGCTACAGCTATTCATCACTTTGTAAATACATCAGGTATCAAGTATGCTATTTTAGGTACAAACAGAATTTTATACGCATACTCTGGTGGTATTTTTTATGATATACATCCTATTAAATCGACAACAACTTTAACAAGTGCATTTAGCACAACTAATGGTTCAAAGACTGTAACTTTAACTTTTTCGTCAGCACATAATATAAATAAATTTGATATTATATTATTAGATAATTTTACTGCTATAACTAATTCTGATTTTACATCCACTGATTTTGATGACAAAAAATTTATGGTGACATCAATACCAACAGATACCACTCTTACAATAGAAATGGAGTCTAATGAATCTGGATCGGGTGCAACAACATCAGGTGGTATTAGAGTTCAACATTACTATCCTGTTGGACCAGCAGTTGAGGTTGCATCTACAGGTTGGTCTCTTGGATCATGGGGCGGGCAACAAGCAGGTCAGTTTACATCTACATTATCATCAGGAATAAATGCTAGTGTTACAAGTTTAACAATGGCTAGTTCATCTTCTTTTCCATCATCAGGTACAGTATTGATAGATAATGAATTAATTACTTATACAGGTAATGACAATAGTGGAGTATTATCTGGTTTGACAAGAGGAGCATCAGGTACAACAGCGGCAACACACTCATCAGGTGCAACAGTAACAGATGCATCAAACTTTTTTGCATGGAACGCTGCAGCATCTGGAGATATTGTAACCGCACCAGGTTTATGGTCGTTAGATAATTTAGGTAACAAACTTATTGCAACAATTAATGGCGGTGAAAGTTTTGAGTGGGATTCAAATCCTACAGGAGCAAACAACACTAGAGCAACTATTATAACAGGAGCACCAACAGCTTCTGCATTTAGTTTAGTATCTACACCAGATCGTCACTTAATATTTTTTGGAACGGAAACAACTATTGGAACTAAGTCTACACAAGATCCAATGTTTATAAGATTCTCTTCTCAAGAAGATATTAATACTTATACACCTTCAGCAACTAACACTGCTGGTACACAAAGACTTGCAGATGGATCTAAATTAGTTGGAGCGATCAGAGGTCGTGATGCAATTTACATTTGGACAGATACTGCATTATTTATTATGCGTTTTGTTGGTCCACCATTTACATTTTCATTTCAACAAGTCGGTACGAACTGTGGATTGATTGGACAGAATGCAGCTGTTGAGGTTGATGGTACAGCTTACTGGATGTCAGAAAATGGTTTCTTTAGATATACAGGTAAATTAGAATCACTACCATGTTTAGTTGAAGATCATGTTTATGATGATATTAACACTATTCCTAAACAACATATTAATGCTGGATTAAATAACTTGTTTGGTGAAGTTATATGGTTTTATCCAAACTCAGGTTCTGGTGTTGTAAATAGAATGGTAGCATACAATTATCTAGACTCAAGTCCCGAGCGACCAGTGTGGACTACAGGCACACTAGCAAGAACAGCGTGGGAAGATTCTGCTATATTTGGTAAACCACATGCAACAGAATATGACTCGAGTGCAGAAACAGCAGATACAGACGTTAATTACGTTCATGGTAATACTGATGGAGCTTCAACATACTATGAACATGAAACAGGTTTAAATCAAGTTAAGTTAGGCCAAACAACTGCTATCACAGCAAATATAGAATCTGGTAGTTTTGATGTTGGTCAACAAGGTTTAGCTGGCGATGGAGAGTTTATGATGAAAATAAGAAGAGTTATACCAGACTTTTTATCACAAACAGGTGATGCAAGAGTTACATTAAATTTAAAAGATTTTCCAAATCAATCAAAAGCTAGTTCTTCTTTAGGTCCATTTACTATTAACAGTAACACAACTAAAATAGATACACGTGCTAGAGCTAGAGAGATATCGTTAAAAGTAGAAAACACTAGTACAAGTCAGTTTTGGAAATTAGGAACATTTAGAATAGATTATCAACCGGACGGTAGAAGATAATGCCATTAAAT